ATATAGGTGGTCGGTTTCATATCCCATTTCCATATCTGCATACCAAATACCGATAGTCTCAATCAAGCCTACGTCATCGAGTGTATACGGATGCACCCCACCGCTTAACATAAGCCCTATAATGATACTGTAAATAAACATTTCCTTACGTGCCGCCGATCTGTAAAAGGCTTAATGTGATATCGTCTATAACGATATTATTTGTATTTGTCGCATTCCAGCACCATACCTCTACCGTGTCGGTTGCCGCTAAATCAATAATTCCAGACATTGAAATACTCCCATTATCGCCTCCGCCGCCCGATAGGTTTCTATGTGCATGAAGGTTTTCAAACGCTGTAACGCCGTTACCCTTGAACACTCCAAACCCTGCTAAATACGCCGTGCCTCCTGCGCTTGATGCCGCAACGCTTACCGTGCAAAGATACATGCCTGCTTTGGTAATCGTGATATGATCGTTCGTGTGGTCTGGTGTGGCATTATTTGAAACGCCATTTACGGCAAAAGAAGTTATCTGAACCCTGTTTCCGTAACCGGTACCCGCAATGGTAATCGTATTCGCAACATCGGTAGCGTAGATTTCACCGAAGCACATGCCGTCTGAGTTTACGAATACTAAATCACCGTAATATCCAGCCATTACGACACCTCAATGTCGGCGGTTGTATTCGTGCCGCTATCTGTAAAGTTCGTACCGTTTCCGGTGGACCGCGCCGTATGAATCTGCGTTGCGTCTGCGCTTGCTTGAATCAATACCCCCGTTCCACTGCATCCAGTAACAAACAACCCTGATAATGGACTATCATCACCGCGAATAGATATGCCATAACTCTGTGCAGCCGTTGCAGTATTGTCTATATTGTCAACTGTTGCATTATTGATATTAACATTATTCGCAGAAGAGCTTGTTTCAATTCCGTATGCTTCGGCTGCACCCCCGGCATTCGTATTTGTAACATCCTTTACTGTGCAATTAGAAATATGCGCCTTATTCGGTGTGCTAACATAAAGCCCCACAATAAAACCGGTAGTGCTTCCGCTTATATTCTTTATCGTCATACCATCAACAATAATGTCACTTCCAGAAAACAACGCCGCCTCGTGATTGCTCCCCGTAGCAAGCGTTATACCAGAATTATTGACAGAGCAATCTGTACATTTAGTATTCGTTCCAAGAATAACATAAAATCCAGATGCAACAAAATCTATCACCTTAACTCTGGTAAGAATTAAATCGTCGCAGTTATTAGCATATAGACAATATTTCTTTGAATCATCAATTACCAAATCTTCAAGTAAACAATCGTCTGAATAATCCATCCACACTAAATCTATGACATTAGCGTCTGCGCTGTTGCGTGTTATCTTCATATTCTTTATAGCTATATTCGTCAGCTCAGTTCCGCTTCCCCCATTGCAGGATATAGCGTAATCGTTTGCGTTCTTCTCAAGTATCGTCGAGCTTGGCCCTTCGCCCTCAAGCGTCACGTTGCTTTTCATCTCGATAGCCGCGGTGAGATAAAACGTGCCAACCCCAAGATGGACAATCCCGCCGCCGTTACCACTTGCCGCATCTATCGCCGCTTGTATTCCGACCTGATCTGCACTCCCTTCGCAATATATATGTGCTATCTCTGTCCCGGTTCCAGCAGCAACAAACATAACTGACGTGCCCTGCGGGTTGCGCCACGGCATAGCATTTGCGATCGTCCTTGCCTTGTAGCTGGAATTATACTTAAAGTTCTCCTCAACCTCTGCCAACAGCATATAAGTGCTTCCTAAACTGCCGGGCCGCTTGGAAGTCGCCACACTTTCAATCCGTACCTTTGAGTCGATGTTCTCGCTCTGGCCAGCCCCACCTATCGCAAAGGTTCCCCATGCACCAGGATGAAAATAGTCGGCGGTGCCTTTCACCTCAACCGCGTAGAAGTGTTTTTTCCTGGTGGATTTCCACAAGTATGTTGCCATGTTCGATGTGTGCGCGTTGTTAATGAGATCATCGCTCTGACAGCTTATCACCTTCTCACCGTTGCGCTCGATATCAGCCCAATCGCTAAATTTGTCGTGATAATACATTCCAGAATTGCGAAGGACTAATTTACCGATGAGCAAAACTTCCTTGACCGTCTGTGAGCTGCCGGTGTTGTTGACCAACTCAATACGTGCCGAGTCTGCCCGGTCGGTTTCCCAATCACCCGCCGTGTGAAATGCGGTTGTGTGTGTGAGCAAAGCAGCGATAGTATTTTCTGTAGTATTATGCCTAAGCTCTAAGTTATTGATACCTATAATCTGGTAGCCATCGTCACGCTTGCCACGCGCTTCGGGTGGAGGAGGAACAGGATTGAAAAAGTTATCTATGTTTACGAGTAACTGATGCCACCATTGCCGACGTTTGGCTTGCCGCGCAAGCCTGTTCTCTTTTGAGAAGAACTCAAACCATTCAAAAGCCATTATTAATTCCAGGGTCCTTCGAAATCTGGCCGTCGCGCATAATAAGCATAATACTCACCGTACTCCTCAGGGTCTGGGAACTTGCCACCGTTTGCGACAACAACCGCTATCCTTCCGTCTGCACCTTGCACGAAATTCCCCATCTCCTTCGCTTTCCATATACAAGTCTTATTCGTGTATATGGCGTATCCCGCGCCCTTAACGATAACCTTATTAGCCGAGCCTCCGGCAATCCCTGCCTGCACGTTTATCAGGATATCACTTTCCCCTATGTCCTCAACTGCTATCGGATCAGTATAGGGATTCGCACTTACCGCTTGCAGTACGGCCCTCAACTCAAGTGTTCCGCACTCGTTCATCCCGAAGTAGATCGGGATCGTAGCCGCTGCAAGGTCTGTCAGGTTGCTCCATACGGTTGTGCCTTCTTCAATCCGTTTCCATGGATGCTCAATGTTCACGGTGTCAAGGTCAAACCCTATTGTATCATACTCGCCCTCAACGTAATCGTCAGCGTCTAAAGTCTCAGCGGTGTTATCAACGTAGAACTTCGGCGCACGGTTGCCCCGGGTAAGCATGCAGCCATCAACATAAGCGGTGACATTATCATCCATATCAATTTGTAATCTCAATTCATCACTATCAGAATCCGTTATCGTGTGGGTAACCGCAACCCCAACGTAACCCTCGCCTCCTGCAATGGTATAAACTTTCGTTGTTTCATCATTCTCACCAGCAGAGTCACGTTCCTTGAGTCGGAATACCTTACTGAAAGCACCGGCGCACTTAAGATAAACTTTCCATGTCCATGTATCGCCTACGTTTAACTTCTCGTCATTGTCAAATGATATAGATTGATAAATATTCTGCGTGCCACCAGCGATGTTATCATAGACCAACTTTGCACACGCCGTTCCAAAATATTCATCAACGGTATCTCTCGATAATGTCAACGCCGTCGCGGTCCATGCGTTCGTAATAGTCGCATTTTCAAAGCCTGAGTTGTGCGCGTAATTCCTCACCTTCTTTGACGATTGGATACGTGCTATTAAATGTATTAGGCTGTTGCTTTCTGTCGCATCGGTGAAATCCTTGCTATCGTAGTTCTTCGCCTTTTCAATTCGTTTCTTTGCGAACTCGGCAACATAATCATCAACGCTGATGCTGACAAATGATATCCCATCGCGCATAGTGCGCCTGCGGAAATAGCTATCATCAACACGCCCGACTATCCTCTGGTCATGATCGCCGTTGTACCAATTCTCAAGCCATGCCCGGCAACCATTCTGCATATACTTCTGCGATACCAATCCATTGTAAACAGAATTAGCAGGGTCAAAAGCTGCGTACTGATCATCGGCAAACTCACCGTCTAACGACTTTAGTTCCAAGTCCATTTTATTAGCACCGTAATTACCGGACAGCATCGCCCTTGTAGCCTTCTCGGTATTGATGCCGGTTAAAAACTTCGTCACATTGCACCGTGTCTTACCGGTCGCGTGTCCGTCAAGGCTCCAGTATATCTGCTCGTCTAATACGTCTTTGAAGTCGTTCTGAACATCGGCGTCAGTGGCTACGTAGTTGGGAATGTATAGAGCATAGGCAATCTCATAGCCGCCCGCCGAGCCGTTGTATGCCCGGAGTTGCATCTTGTTGAATGTTGTTGATTTGACATCAATAACAGCATTCCAGGCTGTATCATCCTGCGTCTTGTTCATCCATAGGCTTGAGCCTGCCGTAGTGCCGGTTGTTAAGTCATAAGCAAAAGTAAGTGTTATCCATTGATTGATATTTCTCTCTGCGCTTCCATCGTCATATTGTGCACTTGAAAGCAAACGGGCATCTCCGCCATCTTGCCAAATAATCCAAAAGGTATCCCCGACAGGATAATAAGTGATGCCGAGGCGTTGAGTAGCACTTACATACCACGATTTTACATAGTAATACCTTGCGATAGTATGAGCAAACGTCGGATGAAACTTTATCTGTATCGTGCCGGTATCGGCAAGCTCGACAAGATTCTCAGAATATCCACCGCTCAGATAATGCGAGCCGGGAACACTGTGCCGCTTCATTATCGCATCGTCAGTGTAGCAAAACTCAGTATCTGCCGCAGTTGATGCAATAATAATACGTATTAACACACCGGTAGCGGTTGATGGTATCGTAGCTGATACGCTCAACTTCTCCCATGCGTCTTGCGTGCTTGCAGCATAATTCGTTACCGTCCATGACGCAGAATCATAATAGGCAAATTGTATTGATACCTCTGCCGCATCTGGCCCCCCGACTGAAGGGATATACACCCAACATGAATACTCTACTGTTTCGCCTGGAACAATCCCATGCATATCGGTTGTCAGTGAATTATCCTGTGGACTTGCAACGCTTGCCGTACCCGCCGCAATTGTCTTTGTCAGTAGGAAAGAATAATCGCCACCGTGAGCAACAACCGCACTCCTCGCCCATGTGCAATTTGATGCCAAGCCTGTTTCGCCAAGAATCCCTGGAGCTGTTGCGCTTTCACAATTGCCCCGGTCTATCAGGTTATCTTCGCGGCCTAAACTAAAGGTAGGCGATCCGCTGCCAACATCGGGATAGTCGATACCACGAAAGTCGATGTATGCCCTGTCCTCAGAGCTTGCGCTCTGCATATTCGTGCGCCATGCTGCTGGGATGCTTCTTATCATTTGTAGCCAGTCCTCACTTTGTTAATTGCCGCAATTGCAACACCTTCAATATGTGCGTCTGCTGCTCCATGTATTTCAACATTTACTACAGCACCGCCACCGGAGCTGCCTCCACCATTTGCCCTCTCGTCTGATTGCCTTCTTTCGTATCCACCCCATACAGAACCGCCGAATGCCAACCCTAACCCTACGGCTACCATTCCCCAATTTTGTTTAAGTGCAGCCCCTGCTGCAATCTGCAATCCTACAATCTTTATCAACTCAGCCGCCATTGCTGGTAATGTACTCACGAATGTACCCAACGCATCCTTACTATATCCTATTGCGTCGCCGAGTTGCATAAATGCATCAATACCAGCATCAGCAATTGTTGGCGCTATGGTGTCCCACATTGCCTCTAAGTCTATGCCAGCTTGCTTTGCCGCTTCTTTTATCTGTATCAATAATGGAGCTACCTCGCCTAACTTTTTAACTCCATCTACGTCTCCCTTTCCTTTCCCTGTAAGCCCGCCGCCTTCTGGGATGGGTAATTGGTTCATTCTCCAAAGAGGCGTGAACCCAGGCCCTGCGCTTGTCATCCCATTAGGCGCAAACGGTGAGAATGCACCACCCTGCCCGAATTGTGAGGCAAGCGGTGAAGTGATCCCGCCCTGTGTCCAAGGCACAGCACCGGGCCCTCTGTTTTCTACCTCATTAACAAGTACTTTTGCCCATACTGCCATACTTGCTGCACCAAACATATCACCTTCCGGAACCCCAGAACCGGCTGTAGCAAAGTTGTACGGTGAGTTTTGTGGACCTATAAATGGCTGCTGAAACGGAAACGCACCGTAGTCTATTCCTGTACCACCAGCACCGGAGTTAAACCCTGCTCCAGTACCGCCAGTTGGCAGCAATGCAGTAAGCGCGGTTGCCGTCCTTTCCGCAACCGTTGCCTTTGCCTGTAACATGGCTTCCATTTGTTTCAATCCCTGAAGCTCAAACATTCGCTGCTCATCTGTGAGCTTATTCATTTCCAAGATGAATGCACCAAGCTCTGGATTGGTTATAGCGAGTACGGTTCTGGCTTTCAGTCCTGACGCAAATCTAAATTCTCCAGGTTTCCATAATTGCTTCTGATCACTTTCCCTTGTGACACCAAAAATAGCATTGGACAAATAATCTTGTTGAGCTTGGTTTGCTGCTAATTTCTGCTGATCAGATAACCCCTCGACATCTTGCAATACCAATGCTAAGGAATTTGCATTAGTTATAGCGTCGCCTATACGATTAACTACGTTTGTAAACTCGGTTACAATATCCTTAATAGGTGATAACGTAGGGTCACCCAAAATAGCAGCAAAATTAGTCATTGCATCTTGCGCAGTTGAAAACAACCCCATAAGCGTTTCGCTCTGCCTTTCCAACATGCTTGCAAATTGGCCCTCTCCGGTTGTCATGCTTTTTACAGCCGCGTCAACCTCAGCAAACCCGACTTTACCAGCACTTACGTATTCAAATAACTCTTCTCTGGTTAATCCTATTTGCTTGGCAAGCTCTGCCATCAACGGTACACCAGCCTCGGTAAACATATTCAGTTCTTCTAGGGTAGCCTTGCCCTTAGCTTGAACCTTGCCATAAGCAAGCACCAATCTATTCAGCTTGTCAGGCATACCCTGCGCCAAGTTTCCAAGATTCTTTAAAGTGCCTACAACATTCTCCGCAGCCGTACCGAATGACATAAGCGTAGATGCTGACCGTGCGAGTTGGTCTAACTGTAAAGGTGTTTTTACTGCGAACTCTCTCAGGCTTGCAAATAGCTTCTCAGCCTTTGTAGCCGAGCCGAGTAATACTTCAAGCGATACCTTTAACTGTTCATAGCTCGCCGCCGCCATCACAGCGGCTTTACCCGCCTTCAGCACCGCACCAGCCAAGAAAGCCGGTCCAAGGTACTTTACCGCCGCCATGCCGAGCGACTTGATATTCTTTTCAATGCCGCCGGCAGTTCCCTGGACTTCCTTCAGCCCCTTGACGGCTTTATCAACTTCGGCCTTGACTACGATCTTTAGTTCTTCACTTACGCCAAATGCCATCAACCCCGCTCCCTTTCCAAATGCTCATTGTATATGCCTTCGCACATCTTAACAGCATCAACCCATTGGCACGGTTGCTCCCTATAGCCACCAGCGAACGGGAGGCCAAACAGTTTAAACCCATGCCATGCATTAAACATACTTATGAACAGCTCGTCATTCAGTAGCTCCGGTATCGTATCACGAAAGATTATAATTGCCTTATCATCATCACCGTCAGGCGATGTATACAAAAGCTCTTCTCTATGCAGCCGCCTCCATGTGGAAGCTGGTTTTAGGTGGTAACCTTTAAGGTAGCACCAGAAGGCGGCTCTGAGTTTTTTGAGTCTTGCCTCGCCACGAGACTGAGACAATACCCTTCAAGCAACATTGCAAGTGCCGGGAACGCATCGGGCGCATCATAGAATTGCTCGATCTTGTCTATGTGCTGTTCCTTACCCTTCTCGTCAACAAGGGTAAGGTTCTCGATCTTCGTCACAATAGCCTTAGCAATGCCTTTCTTGTCTTGTATCCACTTCCTGTTGTCATCCTCAGCCGTTAGGTCAACTACCTTCATGTCCTCAACATAGATGTATATATCTCTTTCGTCAGTCGTTAAATAACGGTGATGAAATCTAATCTGTTCCTTCTCAGGGAGTTTCTTGTTCTTTTCCCAATCAGGTGTCCATATTGAATCCCGCTTAACATTGATCCGCATAGCTACTCCTTAAGTACTTGTACTTGTGGCAAACTTGAGCCTGCCGGTTGATGGAACCCAATCCGCGCTATAGGTCTGTAACCCTTGCGCTCCCGCATCCTTGCCGATGTTGGTTATCAGAACATTACCCCAATACATAGCCTTAGTTGATTCTATCAGTTTTAATTGAACCGCTGCCAGCGTGCCACCGTTTGCAAATGTCTCCATTACTGCCTGCATCTCTTGCGTGGTTGCTGAATCGCTTCTCAACGTCTGACCTGATAGACTACCAGTAAAGTTCGCATGTCCGGTATACTCATTCTGTTGACCGTCTGCGCTGAAGTTGGTAACATCTTCCACCGGTGCGGTCATCGTCATCGTCCAGGAGTTTATACGCCCCTGCAATGCGCCACCAATATAGATAGCACCGTCAACGCCTTTCGTGAAATTCTCTGCCATCTCTCTACTCCTTTATGCTGTCGATGTTGCAAACGTCAACCTACCAGACGCTTGAACCCAGTCTACTGATTCAGTCTGTAACCCCTGCGCCGGTGCATCTTTACTTATGCCCGTGACAAGCACCGCGCCGCTCCACATCGCTTTAGCTGATTCTATTAGTTTGATAGTTGTCTGTGCCAACGTGCCACCGTTTGCAAACTGTCGCGCAATAGTCTGCAATGGTTGCGTTGTCGCGGTATCAGCTAAAAGCGTCTCATAAGCAAACGTACCGGAGAAGTTAGACAACCCCGTGAACTCGTTTTCTTGCCCATCGCTTCCAAAGTCCGTAACATCTTCCACCGGTGCGGTCATCGTCATCGTCCAGTTAGTCACTCTCGATTGCGTTTTTGCGCTGATATTCACACGGCCATCAACGCCCTTTACAAATACCTCAGCCATCGTCTTTCTCCTTTTCTTTCTTTTGCCTTTCCTTCTTCACGGTCATTTCATTACCGCACTTATCGCATATGCCGCGTGGTTTTCTGTCCTTGCGCTCATGTCCATACACACATCTAATTGTATACATCTTTAGCTCCTGTCGTACTCTGGATACAAGTTGACAACATATTGATATAGATTGTAATAGTCAGGGTCCCTCAATGCCGTCGGCCCTGTTGCAGTGATATACTTAATCAAGTATCCGTCTACCGTCCCGCTGAAATGGTCTAACCCCTCGATCAACGCGTTGCCCAAGTCTAAGCCGTTCTGCTTGTTCCTATGCCACGCCGATACTTGAATCAACGGTTGCCCGCCCTTCTGCCCGATGCTCTGCGCTTCATTCGGTGCTGATATCGTACCTAGTACAATATACGGTAATATCGTGTCGCCCTCTGGTGCATCCATGAAATAAATCCGTGCATTTGCACCCGTGCCGATGTAAGCCGTCACCGCAGCGATCGACTTGATCTTGGTTACAATCGCTTCCTCTATACTACTAGCGGCCACTCTTTAGCCCCTTGTGAATCTCGGCTTTATAGCCTTTCAATAGCTTGCCTCTGTTATCATGCAATGCCCGCCTAAGAAACGGTTGCGCTGCCATATTCCGTGTACCATATTCAACATGCTGTGCGTAATTCACATTAGTGCCTACATGCAGCGTATACTTGGTTGCTGGAGTACTTACCGCATCGCCCTGCTCTGCCGGGGCGCGTGTCCTATCAGAATCCTTCTTAGTCGCAAAGGTCAAACTGCCGCGAAGTCTACCGCTCTTGATCGGTGAGTTTGCAATAGCAGAACCTTCAATGGTAACGCCTATCTTTGTCAGCGCCCTTTCCGTAGCATTGCCGACTGCCTTTCCGTAATCCTTACCCTTCATAGTGTTCTTTACTATGCTCGCGCCACTCGCCATTACTTCACTTCCCCTGCTTTCAAATAAGCAAGTTTATGATGCCCCATGTTGAACGTGTCCTTTACGAATACCACGTTGTAGGTGTTGCTTTGCCACTCGATATACTTGCCCTCGGCAAGGTTCACGCTATCACTACAGAACAACTTGTAATCAGCATACACCGCATTTTTACCACCGGCGATCCTTTCGTTTCCACTTACCGGATTGATAGCACATCGAATAGTTGTTTTGCTCAATGCCTGCGTAGAAGTGCTAAAGTCAGCCGGTTTCGTGCGCGTGACAACATAGGCGGTTTCAGTGTAGAAGTCTGCTATCATATCAACACCGCTTGCCGCCACTTGTCTAAGCCCTTCATTACTCGCTCAGGGTAGGCGTGGCCGTTTACATAGGTTACTGAGTAATCGTCTATCGTCTCGCTCTTCACATTCCCAGGGTTTGCATCGCTTATCGACGCGCCTATCATCTTAGCCGCTATCGGCTTGATTGCTACCGGCCAATCAACACGGCTGATAATCACCGTGCCTACTTGCTGCCCGCTGCCGTCGTAGTAGCTATCCTGATCCAGCGCCCGCAGCACGTTAGTAGAATCAAGGGTTAAAGTCCCGCTTGATATCTCGCTGGAATTGGAGCTCAACGTGTGCAGCCCATCATTAGACCACGTGCCGGCCACAACAATGTCGTCACTCGCCTTGAACCCGGCGCCGCTATTAGTCGATAGCTCTTCATCGTCGTCGGTAATCGTATCAGGCCCACCAGGGACAAACGCAATGCCACCACTCGCCGCCCTCGTTATCTGTCGATCGGGAAAGTAGTTGTTACAGTAGACGGTTAGGTCATCCTCGATAATCGGGATATACACATCTATCAGCGCATCATCTCCGGTGCTGGTGAGTTTCAAAAACTGCTTAACTTCCGCTCTTGTCATTAGTGCCATGACACCACCTACAACAATACTTTCTTATAACCGAGTATCTTATGCCCTGTCGTTTTCGTCGAGACTTTCACATACGTTGCGCCTGACATCCCAAGCCATGCGTTATTCACCAGTGATGTGCCTGACGTTATCAACGAGCTATTCTTCACGCCCGCATCGGTAACCGCCGCAATAACAGCCTTACTTGATATCACCTGGAAGCCGGAATAACCGCTTGCCCACGGGCATGTAGTTGAACTCATAGTGCTAGTAATCAATTGACTCTCGCCTTGTCGTGCGGTTGCCATGAAACCAGCCCTGTCTAATCCGCTCATAATCTAATCTCCTTCTTTTTCGGCCTTCGCGCACATCGCCTCAGCCTTGTCTATCTCTTTCTCAAGGTTCGGGTCTACCGGCCCTCGATGCGCCTTCAAGTTTAACTCGCCACGTTGCGCCTGTTTCAACCAGTGTTCAGCCTCAAGCGATGCGCCTATTTGCTGTTGCCTCTTGGCCTCCGCTGCGTTCCGCTCATCCTCGCGCTGTTTAATCCCAATCTTCAAACCGTCTACCCTCTCGCGCATCTTAACAACTATCGGATTGTAGTTCTCAAAAGCATACAGCCCGTTGCTCGTTAGCACCGCGCCGCCGGGTGGAAGGTAGATTTCCATTCCTGCCTGTTCCATTCTCGCAAGCCAGTATTCACAACACGGCCTTTGCTCGCCGTATTCCTCTCCGGTTTCCATGTGAACCCCATACATCGCTAAATGGTTAGGCTTGCCAGTTGTCAAGAATGAGTGTAACGCCAGCACCAACATATAGGTGATAGTTGTCGTGTGGTACGGGCGATATTCTAACATCGCGTCTAACGGATACGCTATAGACTTGGGTATCAACGGCTCTTTGTTCTGCATATAGGTCGGACCGTCATACTTGTTAAGCCGTGGGATAATGTTCTTATTATTCCAATAACTCGCGTCGTGTAGTTCAAATAGCAACTCGGCTCGTTTAAAGACCGGATACGTTGTTACAACAGCGCAACCCCATAATTCAAATTCAGGGTCCTCAAACGGAGCTATCTGCAACGTGTCGGCAGAGCCGAGTATTGCTAACTTGTCTTTTTTACATGTGATGATAGTGTCTTTAGGTTTCGATGCCATTTAATGTAATCCCCTTATATATCAGCGGGGCCGAAGCCCCGCCTATTAGTTACGGTAACAATATCGCCGCTATCTTTACTCGCCCAGCATCCGAGGACGCTTTCTCTTTACATACCTTGATATAGCCATCGGTATCTTTCAACCGTGCGCTCTCAAACGGTCCAAATGCTGATATCGAAATACCAGCCGCCGCCGTCGAGGGGGTGACAAACTCTTTTGCAACAGTGGTCGGCGGTGCGTGTCTTACGAGAAACCGCCCTAATGACCTCGCACTGTAATTATCCTCACCAGACGTACCAGCCGCATTCGTCGCGGATGCACCAAAATAGATACCTCCGGCAGTCGTGCCGACATCGGTTGAGTTTGTGTTCAGCACAAGGAAGATTACCTTCCCTGTTGCCTTACCATTCACATCAAAATAAGTGTTGTTAGCACCGGACGCTAAAGAACTCCATTGTATGAGTTCGCTTTCAGTCGTGCCGGTCATTGCGTTTATCGTACTTTTAGCTACAGCCATTTCATGCCTCCTTAGCTTGCTTCATCGGTGTAGTCGAGATACATAACACCAAGCTGATTCGGTCGTACAACCTTCGCACCGTAGACAACCAAGCCCTTAGAAAGAGTCTTGAACATCTTTGACGGTTGAGCAGTTGCGGTCATCAGTACCTGTACGGCAAGCGATATTGAACCGCGATAGCCGAACATGATACATGCGTCATCCGCTGCCGGTGTTCCATTGACTACGTTATTCGATTGATAGATTCTGAACCCATATATAGATTCTCCAACATATCCGCTTCCAAGTGTTCCGCTGTTGCTTGTGTCCTGGACAATCTTAGCCAATGTCAACTTCTGCGCGAACCACGGAGGTACAACCATCCACCACGGACCAGGCATATCAGCTTCAGCCGCCTTCTGTGCCGCAATACTCATGTATTTAAGCACGTTAGTTGACGATGTGTTTACACCGGTAATCGTTGAGCCTGACCGTGAGCCAGCCGCGACAATACCAGCCTCTGTGTAGAGATTCGCTATGTATTCATCAATGTTGTTACCCATTGCCCAAGCCGCATTCTTCTGGTTCTCACTCATGTCTTTCGGCTTAATCTGTGCCTCATCCACAGCGTCAAGCCAATATCCGAATGTCTTTTCTTGGTCAATCTTTAAAATCTTCTGTGCGTCAGTCAACTGCTGAATCGTAAGATCACCGGTTGACGTACTGGTATAATCATTGATTGTTATAGGCCCGTATTCGTTTATTCTGACCGTATCACCACCGGCGCTAATCTCGCCTTCGTAGTCAGTATTCACCACGCCTCTAAAAACGAGGTTGGTATTGATTCGCCTAAGCAGCAATCCCGACCATACTTCTGGGATAAATCCTGCTATTGTCTTACCCATCTTTCCTTTCTCCTTTGCGCTTTATGCGCTGTCTTTCTCTGATAATTCGTTTATGCGTGTTTCAAACGCTTCACTGTTCCCGTCTGCCATTGATTCAAACTTAGGGGCTGCCTTGTTAGGCTCGCCTACTTTCGGAGTGGTGGTATTATTCACAAGGTTCGCATTCGCTGCCTTTGCCACCTCTGCTGCAAAATCAGTCTTTAACTCCGTAGCATTCGTTATCAACTCTTCCCTGGTTGAACCTCTGATATACTTTGCGAATGTTTGAGGCATCTCCATCTCTGTAAGAACAGATGTTCGCTCAATTGCTAATTCCTTAGCCTTTATAAGTGCGTCCTTTTCAGTCAGCGCCCGTTCTCGCTTCTCAAGTTCAAACTTGGCGATTTCCTTATCGTTCATCTGTTCCTTTTTGAGTGTTTCGTTTTCCATATTGGCATTTGTAAGTGCATCGGATAGTTCTTTAACTTTCCTATCACTTCCACTCTGCGCTTGTTTCAACGAATCCATTTGCACCATCAAATCTTTAATACTCGGCTCGTTCTTCTTTTCCTCAGGTCCAGCTTCCTGTACTTGCGGTGTTTCTACGTCTGACATTTAAGTCTCCTTTACTCGTTTATTTTACCACCACTTCAACGTTGGCGGCCCTACGAATATAACCTTTGCCCGCAGCGAACCAGCCGCCGCAGTACTCAGATGATACCTGTCATTCACTTCCTTAATCGCCGTGTTACGTCCGGCCCCTGCCACATTCCGCGTCATCGCCTCTTTAATGTCGTACCTGATACGCTGTTTCTTTGTCATGCTACTTTCTCCTTCGCCCATTCGTTATATGTCTTATAAGGTACAATGCCCTCGTCTCTGATCCTTCTTACCTTCGGCTCGTATCCTTCTATCTGCGCCCTAATTCTGCATCGACAATTTATGTCAAAGCTCGCAACCCCTGACTGCAACGGCCCTGCTACCGGACCTACATCAGTATTCCATATCGTGTTACCGGCTGAATCGGTTGTTGACGGTACGCCGTCTAACTTGCCGTGGCTTGCTCTCGTCCTGCTATCCAATGTCGCGTCCCATATCTCTGTAAGCTCGACTCCCTTTTCCTCAGCCCTGTCGTAAGTTGCCTGTTGGCCTTGGACCATCGCCCGTTGTCCCTCAGTCCTGGCAATCCGCAAAGCATCGCTCGCGCTCGGTTCAATCAACTGCTCTTTTATCAACTTCGCCATTTGGGGATAACTCTTGCCTTGGATAATCCCCTGCCTTATAACCCGCTGTGTTTTCAATAACCCATCTTGTCGCAGCTTCTTGAGAGCGAGTCCTGTAAAGTCGTTCTGTACCGCCGCCACAACAGCGTCAGGATTAAGCAGCCCCCAGCTCGTCGCAACACCACTCGCCTGATCAATAGCCCAAGCATTACGGTAAAAGCTCGCATCATAGGTAACCACCTTCATCTTGTTTATAAGCCTCTGGTCCTTCGCAAACACCGGCTTGATATCACTGGTGATCTGCTTTTCAAGATTTCCCAATCGGTTAAACTTGCTCATCTCTGCATGAGTCAGCTTACCGTTCACCGCATACTTCTCGTAAACCTTCGCCAAATCCAACCGAATAGCATCAAGCGCAGCAGCATAATTAAAAAGTATCTCACGCTCAATAGTGCGCCCATACGCTTCAATTGTCCTCGTCACTTGGTCTTGGAGTTGTGTCAAATTCCGGGTCGGCAAGGTTTAACCCCTCTTCCTTTATTCTGTCTAACTCGTCGTCAGCGTTCTTAACCGCCGGCGCGTAGTTCTCAATCAACGTCTTGCGGCTCAACCGTCCGTCAAGTTTCTCGAATATCATCGCCTGCTCGAGCGAGTTGTCAGGCTTGTTCCTCGTCATTAGAATATCAACTTCAAACGGTTCACCCACCGGCTTACGTGCTTGCTCCAGAATGTTAGTAATCAATCGGATCCGCTGATACAAGCCTTCCTTGAAGTAGCTTTCCTTCGGATCGGTGAATAGCTCCATCATGTAGATGAACTTCGTTATCGTCTCACCGCTTGCTGTGCCGCCCCATTTGGTATCGTCGAGGTTCGGTATACCTGACTGCTGGTGAATCTCGCCACGTATCCATTCAGCCATAAACTTGATGAACTCTGAATTGATATCCTTAGTGAGAAACGATATCATGTCAGTCTCACCCTTAAGCTCAAATATACGCATCGCCTTAACTGCTGCCGCATTCTCAGGTGATATCGTGAAACCCTTCAATATCAAATAAGCCCATGCGAACCGGTCAAACTCGTTCATGCTGTCGGACATCAAAACGTCATACGCATCAATCAGCGGGGTGACACTATCGAAGTCGCCGAGCTTCTCTTCGTTGTTCTCAAACACCACAAGGGGAACCTGACCGTAAGGATGGACACCCTGCGCAACCGGCACCATATCCTTACCGTCTTTCTTCTTACGGTACTCTATCCAATCGGTTTTGTAATACACGAACACAACCATCTCGTCGCCCATCATGTAGAACCGAATAAACGCCGTGAGCGTCGGTTCAATGCTGTAGTCGTATACCGGGATTGTCTCAATCACGGGTAGTTTGATGAACTTAGGGACAGCCTTTGTCTGCCCGTCGAGTATCATGCCGTCTACATAGTGGAACTCATACCCTACACCCTGCGTACTGGTTTGCTTGCCCATCTGCTCGGTCTTGATAGGCTCGCGGTTAGCGTCAAATACCTCAGTCAACGAGTTAAGATACGCCTCGTCCTCGCTGCCATAGTTGATAAGCCCCGCCTTGAACATATATCCGGTAACCGTGTTGATTATCTTCCTGCCGTAGCTAACCGGTATCTTATTGTCCGGGGCGTTCGGGTCAGGTGTCTGCCTGTCCATGATGTGCGGATTGTTGCCGGTGTAGTATCGTAGATTGTCAACATAGTTCAAATACAAATCAGATGCTTTATACTCTTTGATAATCTTAACGATCTCTTCTTTCGTTAAAACGTCTTTATCTGTTTTGAACATATCGCTTACTAATTCCTTTAGGCATCGCTCTGTGCTGTGGCTCTACGTCGAAGTTGTTTATAAGCTCACGGTCAGACTCAGCCAAAAGCCGATTAAGCTCTTTAGCCGTGTCCTTTGCCTTTGGCTTCTTAGCTGCCAGCTTCTTTATATCAGCCATCACATCCCCAGGCTCGCAGCAGTTACCGCGCTCGGCCCGCTCTGCCCCTTGTCCAGCTCCGCACAGATATATTTTGTCGTATCCATGCAATGATCTTCATCTTTGATAGGTTCCTCTTTCTCGTTGCGTCCTTCTTTCACTTCGGCCCACCGGTAAGACTCAAACTCGCGTATAGTGTTTACGCATTTGTCAGATATCATCAGCCGAGGATAGCCGTCAGGTTGCACCTTAAGCCTCGCCGCTACTTTCTGTATCCCCGCTATTACGGCCTTGATTGCATTAGTCGAGTCAATGCCTTGCGCCCTAAGTTCTGCTATATCCTGCGCGTCATGATCTGCTACCGTGAAGTAGTACTTATCACCGCGCCGGCTTATCGCTTCTGCGTGGTCTTTTAT